GAGGAATTTGTCTACAAGAAAGAGCAGACTTTGCAGTTGGAGCATTCCTTAGTCTCTCTTTCAAAATGGGAAAGCAAATGGAACAAGGCATTTCTCGGAAAACAAGAAAAAACCGATGAGGAAATTCTTGATTATGTACGATGTATGACCTTAACCCAGAATGTCGATCCCGAAGTATATACTCGGCTGTCTGCTGAAAACTACGCCGCCATCAATGCGTACATCGAAGCACCTATGACTGCTACTTGCCTTATCGAGGATAAGCAGACAAGAGGTAATAAAGAAACGGTTACGTCGGAGCTTATTTACTACTGGATGATTTCTTATAACATCCCTGTGGAGTTTCAAAAATGGCATTTGAACAGACTGCTGACCCTCATACGGGTATGTAATGTCAAGAACTCTCCACCTAAGCGAAGAAGTAAGCGTGAAATGTGGAATCGGAACGCAGCTATCAACGCTGCCAATCGAAAACGCTTTGGCTCCAAGGGGTGATTGAATGAACAGACGATGCCGAAAATGCATGTTAAGGCGAGTTTGCCATAAAAAGCAGCCTTACAATAACTGGCTTAAAACTTTTACCAAAAAAGCAGTAGCAATCATTCTGATGGTTTCACTGATTGATTTGCAACTGTCTTATGTGCTTGCCTTTATGGGGCAAGTACAAATTGCGGAATCGCTTTCCAGCACAATAGCGTCGACCGTTGTCGGGGTTATGCTTGGCTACTTCTTCAAAGCCCTTTTCGAAACATTCTTCGAAAAGCGTGAAGAACGACTCAAGCAGGAAAGCGAACCAGAAGAAAATACGAATTATGAGGAGGTTTAGTTATGCCTATCAGTTTTTTGACTACAGCACTGTTGATCGTATCCGTTATCACGAATCTGACAGTGGAGGGCATTAAGAAGCTGCTTGACGGAACGAAGGTCAAGTATTCTTCTAATGTTCTTGCGGCAGTTCTGTCCGTCCTGATCGCCTGTGCTGTTAGCGTGATTTACCTTATCATGACCGACACGGTCTTTACTATGAAGATTGGGGTTGAGATCGTCGTTCTGATGTATCTGGGCTTCCTGATCTCTACGGTCGGTTATGACAAGGTTATTCAGATGCTGAAACAGATTCAGAGCGTGAAGGAGGAAACGAAAAATGAGTAACAGCCCTTTGGTATCCTATACCAAGTTAAGTCCTAATCATTCCGGGCAGAGAACCCATGTCGTCGACCGTATCACGCCTCATTGTGTAGTCGGTCAGTGCTCTGTAGAGACTCTGGGTAATATTTTTGCTCCGACTTCCCGACAGGCTTCTTGTCAGTATGGTATCGGCGTGGATGGTCGAGTGGGTATGTATGTGGAAGAAAAGAACCGTTCCTGGTGTTCTTCCTCTAATGCAAATGACCAGCGTGCAATCACAATCGAGTGTGCCAGCGATGCCACACATCCTTATGCATTCAACGATACTGTATATGCGAAACTGATCGAGCTTTGCACAGACATTTGCAAGCGTTACGGAAAAACCAAGCTGCTCTGGTTCGGCGATAAGACTAAGACTCTGAACTACGAGCCGGCTTCCAATGAAATGGTTCTGACCGTACATCGTTGGTTTGCCAATAAGAGTTGCCCTGGTGATTGGATGTATGCTCGAATGGGAGATCTTGCGTCCAAAGTTACGGCTAAGCTTGGGGGCTCTGCTGGCGGAACTGAGAAGCCTGCCGATAATCAGGCACTTTATCGAGTGCAGACAGGAGCCTTCAGCAATAAGACGAATGCAGATGCAATGCTTCAGAAGGTGAAAGCTGCCGGTTTTGATACTTACATGGTTAAGGTCGATAATCTTTACAAGATTCAGGTCGGCGCATTCAGTAAGAAAGCAAATGCTGACGCTATGGCTGCAAAGCTGAAAGCTGCTGGTTTTGACACCTATATAACAACCAAAAGTGGGACGGCAGTCTCTGCATCTTCTGCGAAGAAAAGCACTGACCAGATCGCCCGCGAAGTAATTCAGGGTCTGTGGGGTAACGGCGTGGACAGGACTAATCGTCTGAAGGCGGCTGGTTACGATCCTTCCGTAATACAGAATCGGGTTAATCAGCTTCTTAAATAAGGAGGTCCGTGAATGATAAGGTTCAGTCACAAGGGAGACTTCTCTAAGGTTACACGCTTTTTGGAGAGGGCAAAAGAAGTGGTCCATCTCGGAGACCTCGACAAGTATGGCCGAGAAGGGGTCGCTGCTCTTGCGTCTGCAACGCCTGTCGATTCCGGTTTGACCGCCAGTTCATGGTATTACGAGATCGTAAACCGAAATGGATCTGCAAAGATCACCTTTTACAACTCAAATATTCAAAATGGGGTTCCAATTGCGATCATTCTGCAATATGGTCACGGGACTCGCAACGGGGGCTGGGTACAGGGTCGAGATTACATCAATCCTGCTATCCAGCCTATTTTCGATAAAATTGCAAATGAAGCATGGAAGGAGGTTACGAAGCTATGAGTAAAACTATCGACGAAAGAGTCGTAGAAATGCGGTTTGACAATAAGCAGTTTGAGAGCAATGTTCAAACCAGTTTGTCCACCATTGAAAAATTAAAGAAAAGTTTGGATATGGACGGCGCTACAAAAGGTCTTGAAAGCATTGACAGTGCTGCTAAGAAAGTCGATATGTCGGGGCTTGGCTCTGCGGTTGAAACAGTAAAGACTCGATTCTCGGCATTGGAGATCATGGCTGTAACCGCCCTTGCAAACATCACCAACTCAGTTGTAAATACCGGTAAACAGATGCTCCACTCCTTGACAATCGAACCCATTAGTCAGGGCTTTGAGGAATACGAGCTGAAGATGGGGTCAATTCAGACCATCATGATGAGTACCGGCGCCTCTCTTGAAGAAGTTAATAAGTATCTTCAGGAATTGAACACTTACTCGGATAAGACCATTTACTCCTTCCAGGATATGACTTCCAACATCGGTAAATTTACCAATGCTGGTGTCGGTCTTGAGGATGCAGTAATGGCTATTCAGGGTGTGTCGAATGTTGCCGCTGTGTCCGGCGCCAATGCAAATGAGGCATCCCGTGCCATGTATAACTTTGCGCAGGCACTGTCTGCCGGTTATGTCAAGCTGATTGACTGGAAGTCAATTGAGAATGCTAATATGGCGACCGTTGAATTTAAGACTCAGCTTCTTGAGTCGGCTGTTGCCTGTGGCACCTTGACTAAAACTGCCGACGGCATGTATAAAACGGTTAAGGGTAATGTCATCGATGCTACACATGGCTTCAATGATTCTTTGCAGGATCAGTGGATGACCACGGAAGCTCTGGTCGGTACTCTTCGCAATTATGCGGATGAAACGACTGAAATCGGTGCTAAAGCATTTGCGGCTGCACAGGATGTTAAGACATTCACTCAGTTGATAGATACTCTCAAGGAAGCCGTAGGCTCCGGATGGGCAAATACATGGGAAATCCTGTTTGGTGATTTTGAGGAAGCCAAAGAACTTTGGACTGGACTCAGCCAGGTTATCGGTGGATTTATCGATGCCCAAGCAGATGCTCGCAATGAGATGTTGCAAGGGTGGAAAGATCTTGGCGGAAGAACCAAACTGATTGAGGCACTTAAAAATGCTTTTGAAGGCGTTCAGAGTGTTATCAAACCGATCTATGAGGCATTCCGTGAGATATTTCCTCCCACCACAGCCCAGCAGCTTTATGATATTACTGAGAATTTGCGAAAATTCACAGCAAATTTGAAGCTCAGTGATACAGCTTCAGCTAATCTAAAATCCACTTTCAAAGGCTTGTTTGCGATCTTGGACATCGTTAAACAAGCCTTTTCTGCTATATTTACGGCAATTAAACCGTTGTTTGGCGGGTTTGGGACACTCGGAGATGGAATTCTTGGTTTCACTGGTGGGATTGGCGATGCTATTGTTGCGTTTGATGAGTTTATCAAAACCAGCGGAGCATTCCAGAAAGTTGGTGAGGGTATCGCTACGGTCATACAGACAATTATGACAGCTTTATCCACACTGAAGAACAAGATCAAAGAAAAATTTGAATCCGCCAATTTCGAATTGTTTCATTCTCTGCTTGAGCGAATTCATGAGAGGATGACTCAAGTCGGAGAAGCAGCCGGTGAGATGAAATCTGGGGTTATCGTCGCCTTTGAGGTCATTGGTGAGGCTCTTGCTAATTGCCAATTTGTTCAGCTTCTCTCTGCTGTGTGGAACGCCGTTAAGACAATCGGAAGTGGCATCGTTAAAATCCTTGGCGAACTCGGCAGTTCTTTAGCAAAGAATCTCGGTGAAGCTAATTTCAGCGGAATTATTGATCTGCTGAATGGTATCTCGTTCGGTGCTATTGCTGTCGGTATCACAAAGTTTGTCGGCACCTTCCGAAAAGCTATTGAAGATATCGGCAGTTTCAAGGAATCTTTTATCGGAATTCTTGACAGTGTTCGAGGATGCTTTGAAGCTTACCAGACTCAGTTGCAGGCTGGTACATTGCTGAAGATCGCGTCGGCTATTGCTATTCTTACTGCATCTTTGATTGCGCTTAGTCTTGTGGACAGCGAAAAGCTGAATGTAGCCCTTGGAGCAATCACTGTGCTATTCGCTGAACTTCTTGCTTCGATGGCTGTATTCAACAAAATCAGCGGTCAGGCAACTGGTGTGATGAAGAGTGTAACTGCTATGCTCGGAATTGCTACGGCAGTGCTGATTTTGGCGAGCGCACTTAAAAAGATTGCTGATCTGGATGCAAAGCAGCTTACTACTGGTCTGATTGGTGTTGCAGGTTTGACGACTATGATGGTTGCCGCAGCCAAAGCTATGAGTTCCAACAGTAAAACCATCATCAAGGGTGCTACTCAAATGGTGATCTTTGCAGCCGCAATCAAGATTCTTGCTTCTGTTTGCGAGCAACTTGCTAAATTGGACTGGAACCAGCTTGCGAAAGGTCTTGTCGGCGTTGGTGTATTGCTTGCCGAGGTTTCTCTGTTCCTGAGAACCGCAAAATTCAGCGGTAAATCCATTACTACGGCTACAGGCATCGTGATTCTTTCGGCAGCAATCAAGGTGTTGGCTTCTGCCTGCAAGGACTTCGGCGAGATGAAATGGGAAGAAATCGGTAAGGGGCTTGCATCTATTGCAGTGCTTCTTGCTGAGGTTACCGCTTTCACCAAGCTTACTGGTAACGCTAAACATGTAATCTCTACAGGTGTAGCACTCGTTGCTATCGGAGCAGCCATGAAGATATTCGCATCGGCTGTAAAAGACTTCTCTGGAATGCAGTGGGACGAAATTGCAAGAGGTCTTGTTGCTATGGCCGGGGCTTTGGCGGCGGTTACAATTGCCGTCAACTTCATGCCGAAAAGCATGATCGGCATCGGCACTGGTCTTATTGCTGTCTCTGCGGCTTTACTTATACTTGCCAATGCTCTTAACCAGATGGGTTCAATGTCTTGGGAGGAAATCGCCAAGGGTCTTATCACTCTGGGCGGCGCAATGGCCATTCTTGCAATCGGTCTGAATGCCATGACAGGTACTCTTGCAGGTTCTGCGGCGCTTCTTGTTGCTGCAAGTGCCCTCTTGGTGCTTACTCCGGTACTGGCTATTCTCGGCGCCATGAGTTGGAGTTCCATCGTGAAAGGTCTCGTTACCCTGGCAGGTGCATTTGCTATCCTCGGTGTTGCAGGTGCTGTATTGACTCCGTTGG